CATTCATCTTCTCGTTCTGACTTAATAAATCAGAGAGTCCGGCCTTGTCGATTAACGAAGATAGATTAGGTGCTTTTGCATTAGTAAAGAATTTATCATCAAGTTTAATGGTTCTCGCGCTAACCTTGAGTGATTCAATCTCTTGCTTGAGTGCGGCGATAGACTTCTTGCCTTCATCAATCTGCCCAACAGGAATAATCCCTTTCTCATTCCCAAATCGGAGTGCGGTCAGACTCGTATTAAGTCCATCCGTCGCCTTACGAATCGACTCCATGCCTTGCGGCTGAATATCGTTCAGTGCTTTCTTGAGGCGAGAGACTTCATTCAACAAGCCTTCGGTAAGATTGGCTTTACTGATGCGTGTCTCACCAAGATTCTTCAGTTGAATCGCGATGGGTGCTAATTCAGTGAGAACACCATCTCGTGCTGCCTTCGCCGCAATCTTTAGATCGGATAATGATTTCTGTGCATTGGCAATCGACTCTTTGCCAATCAGAATCTTCTCTTTATCAGAGATTAAGGTCTGTTTTAATGCTTCAACATCAGGTTTAGTGGCTTTAACCTGAGTACGCAACTCCAGCATTCGTTGACTGATAGACTCCAGTGAACGACCGCCAGATTGAAGTTGCCCAAACTGAGTAATGAGTGAACCTAAGTCCAGTGTGCCTTTGACCCCACCAAACTTCAGATTATTTAACTGCTCTTTGATAGTGAGTATTTGTTGATTAGCATTCTTGAATAGACTAACCGAAGCATCATCAGTGCCGACTGCTTTAATCTGGTTACGAAGCGCACGAACTTTATCAATCGCCGGATCAATGTCACTCGTCTTAAATAGTGACCTCTTGTTCCTTAAATTATCTAACTCTTGATTCAGCCGAGTGTATTCTGCTAATTGAGTTTGTTGTGAAGGAAGTTGGAATGATTTAGCAAGTTGTTTAGCCTCACGCAACTTCGCTGCAAAGTCACGATACTCCTGATTAACCAGCTTCAGTTCATCACGAACATTACTGAGTTTGGCTTTGTTGTCGTCCAGCACCTTCGCCGACTGAACTACATCTTCACGATAGGTCTTGAGTGAATCAATCGCGGCTTTGTAGGCTGTCGGATCAACAACTGAAGCGGTCTTGACAGCCGCCGCCGCTCGTAACGTCTCTACCTTCAGTTGTTGATACGCTTCCTTTGCTGCATTAACCTTGGAAGTGGCATCAAGAATTGGTTGCGCGAAGGAGGTAAGGTCAGTCGCTTTGAGTGTTGTGACTTGTTTGTTAAGATCGACAAACTCTGATTTAAGTGTACTGATTAACTTCTTGGAGTCATTAACTGCTGTTGTGGGTAACAGGTTCCTTGAATTGAGTGATTCGATAGCGCGTAATTCTTTCTCCGTCGCCTGTGCCGCTAACAACTTACTCGTAGTTAATTGAGCAGTCTTAATCTTCTGCTCATCAATGAGTTTATTGGTCGCACGAAGCGACTCGGCATTCTTGGTTAAGCCATCTTCAAGCAGTATCGTCTTAATGGGCTTGAATGACTTAAACGCATCCAGTCGAAGTTTCTGAGTATCAATCGCAGCCGTCAGCCGATTCATCTCAGCTATCGTGCTTCTGATAGCGCCTGCATTCTTATCGGAATCAGCAATCCCGAAGTCGAGAATCTTCTGCTTCGTGAGTTGACTTGCTTCCTGCTTAATCGCCTTCAGATTATCTTTAGCAGCAACTAGATTAGACTTGGCTTTATTAAGTTCTTCAGCCCACAGTTTTGCGTTTGCAGTATCTAGGCCAAGACCACGATTTAACGAGAAGAGTGAAAGCTGTCCTTGACTCTTGCGTTGGTCGGCATAGAGTGTTGCAGAGTTCTTTAGATGTTCATTGAGTTTTACAATCTCTTTACGTTGCGTAACAATATAATCATTAACATCCTTGACTTTACTCGCGTTCGCAATCAATAACTGATTTTGCAGAGACAGTGAACTATTGAATACCTGACGATCATTGGTTAATGTATAATTCTTCGCATCCTTGAGTTGCTGATTAACCTTCGCTAAATCTTTCGCATACGAACTCGTTGCTTGTGCTGCCTTAGCGACTTCTATATTCTGAAACGCATCACGGAGTTTAGTGAGTTGCGTCGTCGGCAGATTCAGCTTGCCAAACGCTTTCTCTAATTCAGTGATAGAGGTAGCGAAATTACCTAGATTGACTTGCTTGAGTTTGGAGCCGAGTTCAGCCAAACCAGACAGTTGATCTTTTAGATTCAACTTGATTTGGCTGAGTCGGTTTAAATCCTTGGTCAAGGCATTCAATGAAGACTGAACGCGATTCAATTCCGCAGACGACTTGCCACTGTCTACGAGGAGTTGAATCCGCATCATCAGGTCATTGACGGCCATGAGTACACCTAAGAGGATTGTGCTGCTTTGTTCGCGGCCTCAATCTCGTCACACGCAGAGACGAAGATGGCCCAAGGATAGTCCCAAGCGAGGGGATGCCCCGCTCGGACTAGACTGCTTACACTGCGTTCGAGACTTCTGATGTTACCGAGTCCAGACGTTCGCGGAGCTTGTTGAGCGCCGGAACGTACTGGTTGAAAAAAACAGTGTTCAACTCCTTGATCACCGCTGCAATCTTGCTGAGTGCGCTCGGTGTAAGTTGTTCCACCATGTCCTTCTTCAGATCGGTAAAGCGATGAATCTCATCCATTCCGATCCCATCGAAGTTCATTAAATCCGTCAGCAGATCAATTTCTCGATCATCATTGGCTGGAGTGGGTTCACTCAACCACGCACGGATTTCATCAACCCTGAGTTCTTTCACGGTCACAACAATTTCGCATACTTCAATTTCGCGTGTAACGACTTTCATTAGCCGATAACCTCAAAGGTATACGGAGAAGTCTGCCCATTAGGAACCTTGATCGTCCCGGTCAACCCAAACTCCAAAAACTCACCATCGGTAGATACCAAAGTGAAATCACCATCAGGACTCAACTCTACCGAGTCAGCCGTCATGCGGATAATCTCGCCACTGTCCAGATTCTCACCAGTAAACAGCAGCTTGCCGATGATGTTAGACTCGGTACGAGCGGCAATGGAGTAACCGGAGTAGGTCGAGTGGGTGTAATCCACATTAATCGTCCCGGCCACAATCGCGCCCGGATTATCCATGATGTACAGCAGACCGTTGTCGTAATCCACCGAGTAATCGGTATCTTCAACGTAAGTCACTGTCGCTCCTGCATTGGTCACGACCGGAGCCGGGGAAGAAGCAATCTTGCGCTTGGCGAGAGCCACATAGGTTCCCTTCGCAATCACCGTCACCGACTCGTTGGCTACCGCAGCACCAGTATTGGTCACAGCAGTATCCGTACCGAGCAACATCGTTGACAGATTCTTACGATTCGGCACATTCAGCTTGATACTGAGGGTGTCATCGCCCGGAGTCGTGGCCGAACCAATAGTCGCACCATAGTTGGCCGGAGCCGTACTCTTCAGCGTCTTGGTATCCGCACCGGAGTTCCCAATCGTGAACGAAGCAATGTTCGCCAGATCGAAGAAGCCCAAGTAAGCACCACTACGATAGGCATTGAGATAGATTTTACCAGCGCCACGCAAACCAGCCATATCAGTTACTCCGCATTAAACACGAATTGAGTTGCAATCCGAATCTTTCCGGCAATCGCGCCGCCTTCAATCGACTCGGCTTTAGGACAGTCAATGAGTTGTAACGGCCCGCCCGTCACCACTACATCATTCATCAGGATATTCAGAATCTTCGCTTGATAGAGTCCGAGTGCAGTAATCAGTGGTTCAGTCACCTTCTGATCACCGGCATCACGAAGCACCGTCAAGATCAACCATTCCTGTTTCATCCGAAAGGTCTTAATCTTCCGTACATCAGGAATGACTTGTAATACACTCAAGTCTTCAGGAATCAGGAACACACTCGGAGTTCCTTGAATCGTGACCTGCTCGATATTCGCATAAGCTTGAACCGGATAGACCAGATTCATTCCGGTAGTGATCGCGTCCATCAACAACGAGAGGTGCGGATAGATGCTCATTACCACACCAGTCTCGTGAAGATCGACGTTGGTTGCGAATACGCGATTGAAACAGCTTGTTCATCGCTAATTGCGAGTTGCACCAAGCCACGAGCGACATCCTTCAGATAGAAGCAACCCACGTCATACCGATTCTGCACGAGTTGCGTCGGCTGATCTTGATAGAGACGATACCGAGCAAAGTCACACGCCATACCTTTGAGATTCGCCGGACAGACCGCTAACGGAACGCTATACTGTTCTCGTAAGTAACCATCAATATGCGTTTCAGCAAAGGCAATCGCATCAGCAATCACACCGGAATCCGCAGTACCATCCCGATCCCGGTCACTGATCGCAATCACCTCGTCCTCGCCAAATTCAATGACGAGATCGAGATAAGTGATATAGCTCAAGGAACCGCAACCGTGAGAACCGCAGTCGGACGAGTGCAGACCATCACACAGTTGGTCTGAATCTCCATGTACCAGCGGCGGTTATCGACACTCGGAATGGACTGAGGGAAGTACGGAGTTCCCATGCTGCCCGTGCCTACAGTGTCCAGAGTATCCGCAGGAGCGAAGGCTTGCAGGAACATCTGAGGCACCCCGACCGGCAGCACAATCGCTTTGCCCGAAGGAATCGCAATGCTGCCGTAGCCACGATACCGTTCCCACAGAACGCCACCGAAGTTGACGGTCTCACGAGGGTCATTCCGCAGACTCGCCGCCATACTCCAACCATCGTAGGTCGCCTTAATAGCGGCATTCTCAATCAACTTGCCCCACGCGGTATCATCGACGTAGGCATGAAGACCGGTGAACGGAATCCCATCC